ATGTCGGTGCCGTTCCTCCGCATCCTTGCTCAGCTTTCACCGCAGGTGAACAAGCGCGATGGTGCGTATGTTGAGGGAGCCGAACCCGGCTTCATCTACAACACTGTCGCCAACGAGGCATACGATGGGGACGCCGGCATCCAAGTGATTCCGTGCTACTACAGCCGTCGCCTTGTTGAGTGGAAGCCGCGTGAGAAAGGCGGCGGGTATGTGGGCAGCTATGCTGCTACGGATCCGATTGCGAACACGACATACCGTGATGATCGCGGTAACGATGTGCTGCCGAACGGCAACCTGTTGTCGAACACAGCACAGTTCTTCGTGATCCTTATGCACCCGACGATGGGACCGCAGCGTTGCCTGATCACCATGACCAGTACGCAGCTCAAGAAAGCCCGCAAGTGGGTGACGCAGATGCAATCGCTGACAGCTACCGGAAAGAACGGGAACCTGTTCACGTTGCCAATGATGTCGCAGGTGTATCGTCTGCGCACAACTGAAGAGCGTAACGACAAGGGTTCGTGGTTCGGCTGGGAGATCTCACGCGTGGGGCCAGTCGAAGACAAGAACCTCTTCAACCTTGCTGTCGAGTTCTCGAAGTCGGTAGCCAAGGGCGAAGTTCAGGTGAAGGAAGAGCAGGGTTCGGACGACACCCGCCGCTCCTCTGGCGGCGACGAAGACGCGCCGTTCTGATTGTACTGGGGAGGCCTCGTGCCTCCCCTTTCCCCACCTGTTCGGAATGATTTACCATGGAACTCGCAGCACGATTCCATTCGCTGTTTGCTGGGAATGACAGAGCGCACGGGACGTTCAGCGTCAACGCTGACCGCGCTACAGACGGAAAGAAAACCGGTACTGCGCGAGTCCTCCGTGAACCTCCGACCACGGACCTTTGGTCTAAGCACCTCAAGGGTGAGTCGGGTCTTGGCATCATCCCAATCAAGGACAACAACTGCTGTCATTGGGGCGCCATCGATATCGATGTGTACAATCTTGACCACGCTGCACTGATCAAGCAGGTCGAGAAGCACAACCTACCGGGCATTGTCTGCCGCAGTAAATCCGGCGGCGCTCATCTGTTTTTCTTTTTCGACAAGGAAGTTCCGGCCGAGGACCTCCAACCAAAGCTGATCAGCATTGCTGCAATGCTTGGCTACGGTGGATCCGAAGTGTTCCCCAAGCAGCAGAAGATCCTTGCTGATCGTGGTGACACGGGCAACTTTCTAAACATGCCGTACTTCTCTGGCACTCGCACGACACGCTACGGCTACAACAATCAGAACGAAAGTCTTGGGCCGGCGGAGTTCATCGAGTTCGCTGAGAGCCGAACCCTTGCACCCGACACATTCTTGGAGCTACGCACACAGCCCAAGAAAGCAGAAGAGCTGCTGCCCAAAGGACCGCCATGCTTGCAGCATCTTGCCGCGCAGGGATTCGGCGAAGGCTCGCGCAACAATGCACTGTTCAACCTTGGCGTCTACTGCCGCATGTCCAACCCCGACAAGTGGGAAGAGGATCTGCACAAGTACAATATGAAATACATGGTGCCGCCACTCGATAGCAAAGAGGTGGAGATCGTCATCAGCCAGCTTCGCAAGAAGGAATACTTCTACAAGTGCGAAGACCAGCCCATCGTGTCTTTCTGCAACAAGGACGTGTGCATCACGCGCAAGTTCGGCATTGGCCCCGGCCAACGGTCCAATGACCTTGGCTCACTGACCAAGATCGACGGCGATCCTCCGGTCTGGATCCTCGACGTCGACGGCAAGCGTGTCGAGCTGGGCACTGAGGCCTTCGTTAATCAGAAGGCGTTCCAGCGTGACTGCATGAACCAGATCAACGTCATGCCCCGCACCATGAGTGCGAAGGCGTGGGAGGCACGCATCCAAGTGATGCTGGCCAGCCTGACGATTGTTGAAGTTCCGCCTGAAGCCACAAGCAAGGGTGAGTTCTTTGATCTTCTCACCACCTTCTGTTGCGACCGAGCTAAGGGTGTTGATCGCGAAGACATCCTGCAAGGCATTGCCGTGTGGACTGATGGCCGCGTCTACTTCCAAGTCAAAGATCTCAAGAAGCATCTGGCTCAGTATCAATTCACCTCATACACCGCCGTCAAAATTGGCCTCCGCCTGAAAGAGATGGGCGCAGAGAAAACCTTTTGGAATATTAAAGGCCGCGGTGTCCATGTGTGGGGCATGTCACAGAAATCATTCGACGGACATCAAGAGGTGGTGATGGAGCTGCCGCCGCTGCGCAGCGAGGAAGCGGACATTCTCTGATGCACATCATCCTCGGCCCGCCTGGCACAGGGAAGACAACGAAACTCCTGACGCTAGTCGAGGAGTTCATGGACCGTGGTGTCCCGCCAGATCGTATCGCCTATTTCAGTTTCACCCGGCAAGCTGCAATGGAAGCGATCAGTCGCGCGGTCCGCCGCTTCCGCTTGTCGCCCAAGGATCTGCCCTACTTCCGCACTCTCCACAGTTTCGCAATGCTTCGCTGTGGCATTGACAAAAAGAATGTCATGACGTGGAAGCACTACGAAGAGGCCGCGAACTGGCTCCGCATCGGGCAGTTTCAAGAACTGGCCCCGCCCTCTGACGGACCGTATCAAGAATACGGCTTCGGTGATCGCTTCCTTGAGGTGATCAACATGTCGCGCATCTGCCTCTTGCCACTTCGGGAAGTCTACAACCGCTCCTCCGTGCCAATGACTACGGACTGGGCCAAGGTCGATTATGTTGACCGGGGCCTTCGGTTCTTCAAGAAAACCAATAACCTTTATGATTTCACCGACATGATCGAGATGTTCATCGAACAGCAGCTCTCCCCACAGTTCGATGTCGTGTTTGTAGATGAGGTCCAAGATCTGTCGCCAATCCAATGGCGCATGGTCGAACTCATCTCGAAGTTTTCCAAACAGGTTATCGTGGCAGGAGACGATGATCAGGCGATTTATAGATGGGCGGGGGCGGACGTAGACTACTTCATTCGTCTCGCCGGGACACAAGAGATATTGGGACAGAGCTTTCGTATTCCTGCCAGTCATCATGCGATCAGCCAGCGCCTCATCCACCAAGTTCATCATCGCCGGCAGAAAGAGTTTCGTCCGCGCGACGAGGAGGGTTTAGTCGAGTGGCATCGCCACAGCGAGGAAGTTAACCTAGAAAGTGGTGATTGGCTATTGCTGTCCCGCACACGTAGGGGTGCAAAACAAATCGAACAAGAAGTGCGGCAGCGCGGTTTGTTGTACTCGTTCAACCTCAGCTCTGACGTAGACAGTGGAGCACTCAACGCAATCCGCATGTGGGAGCAACTGCGCAACGGTGAATTGCTGTCGGCCGCAGATGTTCGCCATGTCTATCGGCACATGAATCTTCACGAGCAGATCAAGCGCGGTCACAAGACGCTGCCGAATGTTGAAGGCGATCAGCTCTTGAGCATCGAGCAACTGACCTCGGACCATGGACTAATGACCAAGGCTCCGTGGGACGAAGCACTCGGCGCAATCCCCGAGGAAGACAAGCGTTACTTCCGGGCGTGCATCCGTCGAGGCGAGCGTGTTGATGCGAAGCCTCGTATTCGGATCTCAACAATCCACACGGCAAAGGGAGCAGAGGCTACCAATGTCATGCTCATGACGGATTATCCATCTAAAGCTGTAAACTCGGTGCGAAAGGGTATACACTCTGAGGACGACGAAGCCCGCGTCTTTTATGTGGGGCTGACTCGGGCGAAGAAAGAGCTTCACCTGATCCATCCAATGAGCGGCAAGGGTTATCCAATCCCATGAAAAAGAATCGCGAAGTGTTGGCCTATTGCCTATGCGGCCGCATGGAAGAAATCACCACCCTTCAGAAGGTCAAGAACAAGTGGCCTTTTTGTGATTGCAATCAGCCTATGAGGATTACCGCAGATGTCGTTTCAGTACGAGCACGAGACGGAATGGGTGATGCCGGAGGAGTACCCGGATCTGACGGGGATCCCGGAGATAGCAATCGATCTTGAAACCTACGATCCTCTCCTGAAAGAAACGGGATCCGGCTGGGCAACCAGGCAGGGGCACATCATTGGTGTGGCCGTCGCGATTCCTGGCAAGGCTTGGTACTTCCCGATCCGCCATGAGAACGGTGCGAACTTCGATGTCAAAGCAACCTTGCGGTGGCTGAAGGATGTCTGCAACCAGCCCGACACCACTTACGTCTTTCACAATGCGATGTACGACGTTGGCTGGCTGCGCTGCGAAGGGATCGAAGTGGCCGGCCAGATCGTGGACACCATGATCGCGGCGCCGCTGATCGATGAGAACCGCTTCAGCTATTCGCTCAATGCGCTTGGCCGGGACTACCTCAAGGAAACCAAGAGCGAGCGGACACTGACCGAAGCGGCCAAGAGCATGGGCCTCAATCCGAAGAGCGAGATGTACAAGCTGCCGGCGCACTTCGTCGGGGCGTACGCTGAGCAGGACGCGGCTTTGACCCTGCGCCTCTGGCATCACCTGCGCGGCATCATTCATGAGGACCAGCTCACGTCGATCTTCGAACTGGAGAGCAAGGTGTTCCGGGTTATCCTCGACATGCGGACCAAGGGTGTGCGCGTCGATATGGAGAAGGCCGAGGGCGTTAAGAAGTTTCTCATGAAAGAAGAAGAGCAGATTCTTTCAGCGATCAAGAAAGAGTATGGGACTGACGTTAACCTTTGGGCGGCACGATCAGTGTCCTTGGCCTTTGATGCGGCGGGGCTTGAGTATCCGCGCACGGCCACCGAGCAGCCGTCCTTCACCAAGAACTTCCTCGCCAACCACGCCCACGATCTACCAAAGAAGATCGTCCGGGCGCGTGAGTTGAACAAGGCCCGCACCACCTTCATCGATTCGATCACCAGGCACTCGCACAACGGGCGCATCCACGCCGACATCCACCAGCTCCGGGGTGACGAGGGCGGCACGATCACCGGGCGGTTCAGCTATTCGAACCCGAACCTCCAGCAGCTTCCGTCGCGCGACGATTTCATCTCGCCCTTGATCCGTGGCCTGTTCCTCCCCGAGGAGGGCGACGTGTGGGGCAGCTTCGACTACTCGTCGCAGGAGCCACGCATCGTGGTCCACTACGCATCCATCGTCCACAAGAACTTCCTTGAAGGCAAAGCCCGCTATCCAATGAACGGGGCGGACACCTTCGTGGAGAAGTATCGGGAGGATCCACGGACGGACTTCCATCAGCTTGCGGCCGACATCGTGGGCGTCTCGCGCAAGCAAGCGAAGACCATCAACCTTGGACTCTTCTATGGCATGGGCGTCAACAAACTGAGCGAGCAGCTTGGCTTGGACCTGGCGTCTGGCAAGGAACTGTTCAAGCAGTATCACGATGCTGTGCCCTTCGTCCGTGAGATGTCGAACTACGTCATGGAGCGGGCCGAGAAGAACGGCCACATCCGTACGTTGCTTGGTCGCAAAGGACGCTTCGATAAGTGGGAGCCGAAGTCCTTCGGTGTTCACAAGCCCATGGTCTTCGAAGATGCGCTGCGTGAGTACGGCCATCCCCTCAAGCGGGCCTTCACGTACAAGGCGCTGAACAAACTGATCCAAGGATCCGCGGCCGATCAAACGAAGCGGGCGATGGTGGAGCTGCATGCCGCCGGCATACCGCCCATGGTCCAGATCCACGACGAACTAGCCGTGTCCGTTCGTGACGCGGCACAGGCACGTCAGGTTGTGGAGATCATGGAGAACTGCGTCGAGATGGAGATCCCATCGGTCGTGGACGCAGAGCTTGGCCCCTCGTGGGGCGAAGCTAAGCTATCGATCAGCGATGTGTTTGGGGAAGATTAAACCAATCTTGGTACACCCGCTTGTCCTCCGGCATCATGTAGTAGCCTTTGCCATAACCGGAGAAGATGATGGTGTTGTGCTTCTTCATGTACCGGCGTAGGCGGTAGGCTTCCATGCGCGGCAGTTGGACGTACTCATTCATCAGGAGTTGGTAGAGATGCTCTGCCAGAGCCTTCGTTAGGCCCACGTCCTTTCTGATTTGTTCAATAATCTCAGGCATTTTCGTCTCACTTTCTACGAGACATTGTCAACGTGCAGTCTAATTGTCAACCGGGATAGCGATCACAGAAAGGGCCGGCCCAATTGAGAGGACTGGTGTTCCTGGTAGCATCAGATGCGTCCGGGCTATCTTGGTACAGTTGTTCCCACGCAACTCCCCGAGGCGGACCGCGATACGCTTCCTTGGACGAGCGAACTTTCTCCATATGCTTTTCATAATCCGCATGGTCTTTCTCCATCTCCGTCTGCATCAGAGTCATGTACCCGATCAGGTCCACCACGTTGTCCATGTACATCATGTCGCCCGTCAGCATGCGCGAGAACTTCGTCGTCATCAGGCTCAGGGCTTCCTTCATGTAGCCGGGAAGGATCTCCCAGTTGGGAGAAGCTTCGAAGGCGTCACGGATGCGCTGCGCGGTCTCGGCTTGAACCCGGTAGTCCCCGTACCTTGATCCACGGTCCTTCAGGATATCTTTGATCTCAGGCACTGCGCTTCTCCTCTAGTCGCCAGCGAAGGTTCTCTACTTCGTCTTCTAGTCGTTCAGCACGGCGCTCCAAGTCAAGCTTCTCCTGCCGGTTCTCATACTCTTCAATCTCAATCGCCGTCAGCAAAGTGTACGCACGGCGAATCAAAAACTCTTCGTCGGTGGGGCGCATCTTCCTGTTGTAGACAGGTCCATAAGTCTGGATCTTGTCGCGCAGATCCTTAACTAGATCACTAATCTCAATGGTCACGGCGGTCACTCGTTTCATGAGTTGCGGTCATGTTGACGAAGGCGTCGTAGCTGATCTCGCACATGCGAAGGTACTCTTCGCGGCTCAGCTCCAACACATCTGTACAGAGATTGCAGGTGGTGAAACTCATGAACATAATGATCTGGCGAAAGACATCGGGCGTCCTGAACCCCCGTTGTTCCGCCACCTCAAGGATCACGTCGAGCACACCCTGCAAGGTGGGCGGGATCTCGTTGACGAACTCTTCAACGGTATCAAACTCCTCGCCCCACCCCTTGAGCAGATCCTTCATCTCATCTTCGGTCATGTCTTAGCCTTTTTAAGATTGGAGAACGGGACAAGGACGATGCGGTGGTGGTAAGGACACCAGCTTGATGTTCCTTTGACCGGCGCCGCGCACATCCACGGGTTCGGATCCTTCGGCTCGTTGCTGACAATGAACCGGCACTGGAATCGGCCGGCCGACATCATCTTAACAGGGGGCTGATTCAAAAGGGGTGGCGGCTCTGGGAACAGGGCTTGGACGACCTCCGGTTCCAGGCGCTTGGTAGACCGGCCAGACGGGCTAAGCCCATCCTTGCGCGGAGCCTTCGGCTTCGGCTCCTTCATGGGCTTGGGAGGTTTGGAACTGATCATCTCGTACCCTCCAAACTGTCTGTGAGCGAAGCCCAAGACGGACCCCTTGCTGCGCTTCAAAAGATAGGCGACCTGATTTGCCGACATGCCGGCGAGCGCGTTCTTTTGGAGGACGGCTCTTTCTTCCTCCGTCCACGGTCTAGTGTACATGGCGTTTACTTTCTAACGGGCTTCAGCTCCCCGCGTGGCGGGTTGAGTTGGTAAACTAGGGAATCCATGGCCTTGAGCAGAAGGCTTCTGGCCTCGTCGTTACGGGAGAGGTCGACGGCTCGGGACAAGTCCACGAGGGCGTCTGCAAACTGAGCCTCCCGGCACTTCACCGGATCCTCGTCGAAGTCGTCGAAGTCATCGGACATGGGGGTGGGTTCCTTAGTCATTGCCGCAGCCCCTATCTTTAACCGGCTCGTGTGGAACATCAATGACCGGATACTCCAAGGCCCGGATCATCTTCTCCAAATCGCTCCGCAGTTCCTCGATGGTCTCCCCTGCCGGGGCCGAGAGGTCATCGGTCCATGCCGTGACCTCCCCCTCGTCGTTGTAGTAGGACTCGTGGATCCCCAAGAAAACCCGACCAAATGCGTCAGTGTGCCGCATGACACGGTAGTTCCACTTTCTCATAACACCATCCCGTTTTGTGCCTCGATGTCCCGCTCGATACGGCGGAGGCGAAAAATCCTGAGAGCGTTGTTCAGCTCTGTCTTGGCAAGCATAGCCCTGTTGGGAACGGGAAGACCATCGTCTCCATCCTCCACATCAGAGTATACGTCTAAGACTTCGAGGGCATACTCGGCCGCATCGACCAGTTGTTCTATGGTTGAAGCTACTTCATTGGGCATCGTCAGGTCCTCTCTTGATCCACATCCACGGTATCTCGTGATCCACGTATAACTCTGAGTCGGACAGGCGTTTGTCTTTTTTGCCAGTACGTTTGAGCGGTGGCGATTGTGTTGTTTTGTTTTTTACGTATCGGAGAAGGTTCTTCGTGAACTTCGTTGAGGACGATGCGGAAACCTGTCGCTCTCGCATAAGCCTTCTCAAAGATCGTTGCGTCCATCTCTTCAAGGTACATACCCCTGTCATCGATGCGGCTGTAAGCCGTAAAAGAATAGGGGGTAAGGGCGCAGTCGTCCATGTCTTCGAATGAGACATAGAGCCACGATCCACGGTCATCCTGATACTCAGTCATGATCCTCAGAGGGTGGCCTGTTGTGTACTGATCTGTGTTATCGACAACCTTGCGAATCATGTTTCGCATCTGGCGTCGGATCTTTGTCATCGTCATTTTGTTTCCGTCATCCCTTTGATGAGTGCCGAAAAACCTATGTGTAGCAACAGTTTTGCGGCATCGATGCCGAGATCCAATTCAACTGTCGCCGACCCATCGTCGTGTTCTTTGTAATCCACGACCACGATCCGATCATCGAGCAGGTCTTCGGCCTCGTAATATTTTTCCTTTGGTTCTGGCTTGGGTGGGTCCATGTCCAACGCACCACGGACCATGGTCAATGCTTCGCGCAGGAGCTTGTTGTTCCTCGGAGCTTCGCCCTCGGCCAGCATGTAGGTAAGGAAAGGCTCTGCTGCGAACAGAGCCTCCCGCAATTTGATTGCGTCATCGTTCACGCAGCTTCTCCAACCTTCTTGAGAATTTCGTCACGCTCTTCGTCTGTCAGCACGCGGCCCGTGACAATGGCCGGCAGCGGATCCGTTTCATCGGACGGTTTGCGATCACGCGGGTAACCGTTCTTTATTTTGACTTCGATATCGGACAGCGTCTGACTGAGCAGGGCGACGAAGGCATCAGCTTCACGCGACTGCTTGTCAAAGAATAATTGCGTGGCTTTCTTCACGCCCTCCAGTTCTTCGATCAGGAGGTGCTCGCAGCGGTGTTGTTCGGCAGCGAGCTGGTTGATGATGGCATCGAGATTACGCATGGCTTTCTTCCTTTTGCGTTAGTTGGGATAGAGGACCATCAAGATGGTCGTGAACAAGGTGAGTATGGTTAGGATGTAGACAACGTCGGTGACGAGGTTCACATATTTCATGCAATCTTTACCTCTCGGTCATTGGCCCTCAACTCTAGGGTCATGCTCTTCTGATTGAGGCTGACGATCCGCTCTTCGATGGCATCGAACAGCTTGACCTGATCCTCTTCGCTCAGGCTGGCAAACTCCATGGCAAAGAACGATTGCATGTAGCCCAGCTTGTAGTTGTCCAAGATCATCGGTCCATGGCCCTTGGACAAGGCGCTGCGCTCGATGGCCGCGTTGAACTTGGTGAACAAGGCGTCAAAGGCGCGGAATGAGATGCGGAAATTCGACATGGGTTAGTCCTCTCTGTGACTGATTCGCGGTTTGATTGTGGTGATTGTAAACTTTTAGTCAAGCCTTGCAGTACGGCTTCTGGCTCAGTTTGAGCCGCACTCCGGCAGGTTCGACAGATGCGAAGGCCCCGCCCGAGTAGCGCCGGCAATCCAATGCGGCGCCACGGGCCACGACCTCCCGATTGATTTCGACAGATCCGACATAGCAGCGGGCGACGTGCCGGCCATAGCCGTCCATCGTTCGGACCCGACACCACACGGTCTTCCGGCCGGCCAAATTTTGCAAAACCTGGCGCGCGTTTGTTCCTCCCGGCTCGTGTAATTCGGCAGCGTCAACACCCCATAGCCGGACGGATAGCTTGCCGAATCGCAGCGTGTCCCCATCGACAGCGTAAGGCGTGCCGCAGATCAGGTTGAGGAGGAGGACCGTGACGCATGTCATTCCTTGTCCTCCCCAAGCGCAACGCGGGCAATCTGCCAAAAACTCTCAACATCTTCCGGGTTTTCGACCATGTAACGCAGCGCCTCACGCAGCCGCTTGATCTCACCAAGCATGTCCTCCTCGGCATCCTCTTCGCCGTCCTGATGGCCTTGGTTATAGCCCGCCCACCAAGCCTCGCCTTCTTTATCAGTGAGCCGCGTGCCGTCCTCCCAATACAGCCCAGCACCGTCCTCGTCTTCCTGTCCTTTGACCATGATCATTCCTTGTCCTCCAAGATGGATACCCTCGGCAGCGTGATCTTCTTCGGGCGGGTCGCTTGGTTCCTTCCAAAGCCGCCTGTCATACTCGCCAGCATGTGCCGCTTGTGCGCTTCGGCATCCTTCTTACGCCGCTCTTTGCTCTCACGCTCCATGCGTTGCACGGCAATGAAGAAGGCGTGCTTGCTGCGTTGATCGTCGTTCATGGTCAACGGTCCTTGAACCAGCGTTCGTCTTCGCACCAGCGGAAGGCCTCGTCCGCAAGCTTGCGGATGGTTGCCGTGTTGGCCTCTTCCAGATCGATCTCTTGATCGCGGGCCAGCTCTTCCATGATCTCCAAAACGATGTCCGTCTCATGCCGCTCTGTGCCGAGCCAGTGCTCGACGGTTTTGCCGAGGGTGGGTTGCAGGTTCATGCGGGTCATCAGGCGGTCTCCTCTTCTTCGTCTTCCATCTCCCAATAGCGAAGCTTTTTGAGATTTAGGTTTGCCGAAAGCCGGACGCTTCCCCCCGAATGCACATCGACAGTCTCAATCCTTATCTTCTTCACCATGTGTCGGGCGTTCATATCGGGTTCTTTCAACCCAAGACTTTCGTTGATTTCGTCGCAAACTGTCTTCCACGTTACGGTCTCGCCCTCTTTCAGACTGACGATGACGAAGGTCTCCATCGTCACCCTAAACTCTAAGTCTATGTACGGGTCGGTCATGATTAGTCCTCCTCACGTTCGAACAGGTCAAAGCCTTGTTCGTTGCAGTATTCGATTACGTCTTCGATGGTCGCAAACCAGCACGCAGACAGAGGCGTGCCCCAGCGGTCCAACAGATAAAACCCAGCGTCTTCCTCGTATCCAAGAATGACAGGCATCAGGCAGTCTCCTCTTCAGAAGCCTCGTCGCAGAAGACGAGCGTGGCGCGTTGCAGGATGTCGAGTACGTTAAGCTTCTCGCGGTTCGCCAGATGCAGGAGATCGGTGATCAGGTCCTGCAAGGCCTCCTCGGTTTCGGTCTGCCCCGTGTCCGTCATGAAACGGATCAGAGCGGCATGTGCCATGTCGGCGCGGTCGGCATTGTTCATTGATCTCTCCTCACCAAGATGCCCAGTAGATTACGTCTCGCCACTCGCTGTCGGGTGCGCTCTCGACCCATTCGATGGCGCGTTGCAGGGTCGAGACGGTGTGCTCGAAAGCTTCCTCGGAATAGTCCTCCCCGTCTCTGTCGAGTGCGCCCGATTGGATTTCGGCAAGAAGCTCGCGCAGTCCATTTGCGCTGAACGAGATGTTCTCGCCCTGCACGATGTCGGCATGGCGCTCTGCGATGTGGTTCTGGAGATTCCAATCCTTGCGCCAATAGCCAAGCTTGACGCGGATCTCGTCGATCTCATTGCCATCGCTGTGCAGCATCGGGGCATAGCTCTCACCAATAGGGGCGATGCCGGGGACGATGCGACCAGATAAGTGGATGTCGAGGCCCATGGGTTGATCCTTTCAATGATCAGGGGCGGAGTTTCGGTAACGCCGGGAGACCGTGGCACGGTTCTATTTACACTGTCAACCGTCCACGGCCCGTTTTGGGTCAGGCTGTTGGTTCGTCTTCTCCGACTTCGAGAACCCATGCGCGATATTTGTTCCCGCCGATGGAGCGAGTGACAAGCTTCAGAAGAGTGCTCGTTTTGCCGAGGTTTCGTTTCCGGTATTTGTGAAAGGAGGCATGCGCTGAAGCGCGAGCATCGGCCCCGGTCAGAACAATGCTGTCTCCGGGTTTCATTTGGGGCCACGGGAAACGGAAATCATCCGGATCTTCTGGGGTGGGGACATCGTGTTCGATGGGGAAACGGGTCATGGAGTGTCCTACTGGGTTAAAGAAGCTTGTTTTTATAACGGTTTAACCCTTTATCGTCAATCTCGGACCATGGACCTTGCTTAAAGCAAAAGAGGTTATCAAAAAATATAGCAGCTAAGTCCTTGAATCTACGTACTTATCAAAATATCGAGGGTACTTTGGAAATTTAGGGTATCCGGCCCGACCCCCCTCAAATCACATACGTAAAACTACGTATAAAATCTGCCTAATGCAGCGAAAACCCTGATACTGAAAGCACCCCATATATTTTGATAAGTATCTAGATTCAAGCACTTAGCTGGTATAAAGTTTACAATCTATGATAAGTTGGTGTCCTTTAGAGCAGAACCGATGCCGTGTTATACTGCGACATCGATCAACCAATGGAGGTTGCCCCGTGGCGCGAGCCAAAACCACGCACAAGCCTAAGCTTGATATCCTTGTGAACCCCAAGACCAAGGGTCTGACTGAAAAGCAGGAGAAATTCTGCCGCATTTACGCAACCGAGGACGTTACGAGGACCGAGGCGGCGAGGCTGGCAGGGTATACCGAGAAGACTGCCCCCATCGCGGGGTCGCGCTTCTTGAATGGCCGAGACTACCCCCACATCCTTGCTCGGATCGCCGAGATCAAAGAAGAGCTATCGAAAAAATATGAGGTCACGTTTGACAACCACGTCCGCCAGTTGGCGCGGATTCGAGACGCTGCTTACGAGAAGGGAAACTACCCCGCTGCGGTTTCCGCTGAGAAGGCACGGGGTCAGGCTGCGGGTCTGTATATCTCCCGGCAGGAAATCTTGGTCGGTAAGATTGACCAGATGTCTCGCGAGGAAGTCCTAGCCGAGATTGCAAAACTGCAAACGGAGTTTCCCGTTCTTGCAAACGCGACAGCGCCGACCATCGACATGATCCGAGGACCGAGGGGCGAGGACGATCTATTCGTTGCCGATCCCGATCAGGAAGAGATTCTGGCGGAGCTTGAGCAGTGAATACCGAGGCAGCGGTATTTAAATACCTCAAGCGCAAACTGCCACAGGTGGATTGGCAGAGGATCGAAGCTTGGGTGGGGGCGGGGGTGCCAGATGTAAACGGAGCCTTCCTGTGGCCTCCGGAAGGCCAGCAACAGGCCTTTGAGATCTGGTGTGAGTTGAAGGTTTGCAAGCTAAAGACGTTTAAGACGGAAGGCCTATGGAGACCTGCACAAATCGCATACATTACAAGGCGTTCATGCGTTATAGGCAATGTATGGAACTTGGTCAGCCACCCTCGGGCCGAGGTCCTTTATATTTATTCCGGGGACAAAACCCCCTTGCTCTCGACGGATTCGACAGGTTCGACAGATCCAGATCTGGTGCTGCCGTTCGATGAACCGTGGACCACGGCCCTTGATCTGTTCGCCTCTCGACAGGTTCGACAGGTTCGCCCGATAGATCCGATAGATCCGACAGATTCGATAGATCCGCCGGCCTGCCGGCAAAGAAAAACCCCGCCAAGCGAAGGCCAGGCGGGGATAAGTTGAACAGTGGAGAATCGAAAGATTAGAGCGAAGCCGCCTGGTGTAAGCTTGGCGGTGTTGCGTCCTGTCGTTTCGATAGGCCTGACGCTATCAGATCAGCGCCCCGATTCGCAAGGCCTCTGATGCCGCATGCTGGGCGTCATGGGATAGGCGCCGATTGATTCGCAATGCGCCCGCGTACCATGCGGCGAACATCCGGCCGCGTTCATATGCCCATTGGTCATTAGTGTATGGGAAGGCGTCAGGGTCGAAAGGTTTGCCGGAGCGATAGTCCGAAAACCCCCGGCCGAACGGCCGGGAGCCTAGAACCTTGCGGAGCGGGGTTTGGTGACGGTCGCTTGTGTTCGTCATTGGAATCGGCTCCCGGTCGGACCATGGGCCATGATCACAATGTCCGCGCGTGCTTTGGCCGATAGACCGCCGCATGCCTTGCATGCTTCGCAGGTGGTTTTCTGTCCTGCCTCTTTTGATGCCGGACAAATCACTTCGCCTTCGATGGTCGCGGCGTCCTTGCCGCGCACACGGAAGGACCGCCACCCCATTGCGCGAGCCAGTGCTAGGTCACGCGGCGAGTCGACGGATGCCATGCATATGGACTTGAAAGCCTCGAAAGATTTCCGTTTCCACTGATGCGTGTAACCCGTTCGAGCCTTCACCTTGGCAGTGGCGTTTGCCCATATACGAAACGGCGCCGCGGCCGGATCGCCATATGTGCCAAGGCGAAAAACCGAGCCTTCGAACAAATCGGGAAGGATGCTCGCGTCATAATCTCTACCGGGTCGCGCGTAGCGGCCGCGCGTATAAGCCCCGAACACTGATTCGACGGACCGTCCTACGTTCACATAACATGTGCCGCCGTTTGCCGGTCGATGGATACAGGTCCCGCATATGCTCTTGTCGAGACCCGTTGCTAGGGCTTCTAAAGGCCTTACGTCTTGACGGATGATAAACGTCTGGACCATGCCGCCGGTCTTTTCGTTGTTCGATTTATTCGCGATGCGGTTCGCGATAACGACGATAGGGCCACCGTCTATTGCGCTTCGCCCCTCATAAAGAATAACGCCCGTGTAACGTGGCGTTGAACCCTTCAAAGCTTTGAGCATGTCTGCTGCTGTTGTGATCATTGTGCTATCCCTCTCTATTGGAAACAACGAAAGCCCGGGCATTGTGCCCGGGCTTGTGATCAATTGTCAATTTTATTTTAGACCGATTAGGCCTTTCAACTCCGCCTTGATCCGTCTGGCATTGTCGCCCTTCCATGTTCCCGCGTTTGCGAGAAAATAGGCAACGATAGACTTGGCTGAGTCTTGATAGTACCGGCCATCAATCGAGACCAGGTGCTGCAACGCGTCGAGATATGGCACGGCGCCAAAATAGGGTTTTCTCCAATCGGTGCGAATTTCGCGTGCTATGAGCCACAATGGACGGTGTTCCATGATTTTCTCTCCCCTCACTTGATGCCTGTCGGACCATGGGCCATGATCACGATATCGTCGCGCCACCAGTCAGCGTTTTCGAATAGTCGCTGAAATTCAGCGGCGGTTTTGGCCCAATGCAGGATGCGCGCACATTCGACGTCCGAAATGTCGAACCCGCAATGCGTTTGAATAGCACGGATCATGCCGTCCGACCCGATGGTGAATTCGTCGTAGATGGTGTTAAGATTTGTCATGGTCTTCCCCCTCTCACTTGATACCGGTTGCGCGTTTGCGCGGGTTAATCGAGACGCGCGTGCTCTTTGTCGTTTTGGTCACGGCAATGATCTGCGCGGGCGTGAGCAAGGCCTTCACCTTGTCAGAGTCGAAGCGCATGGTCTCGATGTCATAGCTAATTGAGCACGAGAAAAGCTTGCCGTGGATGTCCTTCAAACCCGAGGCCGAAAGCTGAGTTTTTAGGTCACGCTCTTGATCCGTCAGGATTGCAATTTTCGCTTTGAGCCTGCCGAGTGCATCGACCATTTGATTCAGTGTCATATTGTCGGACATTTGTTTTCCTCTCTCTTTTGGAAACGATCAGGACATCGCGTCCCGAACGAATAACAACGTAAGAGAAAAATTGACATTTGACAATAGCTAATATCAAGCGGTTGGCCCATTATGGGTCATGGTCCAGCGCCCATATATAAAGACAAGCCGGCCGGCCGCACGGGTCCCTATGCCGAAAACCGAAACGGATTTCAGAAACGTCAGAGAAAACCGATCCCCCCTATTTGACCCCGGCCAGTCGCCAGTTGCCCTGAAAATCCGATTTTTCCCGGAATGTGAGCAACTTTGAGAATTATGGTTTCCCTAACGTAATCTACAAAGAGGGTCTAGGATCCCCTACCCCCATATGATATAAAAAATTCCAAGGATCCCGGACCAAGCGGAAAGTACAAATGGCCAAGAGCCCTGTTCTCGGTACAGCAATTAAGCAGGCATTTCGGGATACTAAGTCTTGTCCCCCGGCCACGCTGGATGTTCACATCAATCTAGCTAACCGCAACCATGCGATTGAAGACTATGGCTATGGCCCGCTCAACCCAGACGAAGCAAATGAGAAGTTCTGGAAAAGGCTCGCGAAGCTTTGGAACATCTCTCCTGAAGAAGCCAAGACAGCCCGCTGCGGAAACTGCGCGGCCTTCATCCAAACCGAAAACATGCTCGCCTGTATCGCCAAAGGCATGCAAGACGAAGACGAACCGCCGGCCGTAAAGAAAGCTGAGGCCACCGCGGCAGAAGCTGTCTCTGCTGCGGCGAACCTTGGCTACTGCCAACTGTTTCATTTCAAATGTGCCGGCGACCGTACGTGTGACGCATGGTTAAAGGGCGGCCCCATAAAGTAAGATGGAACTAGCTCTCGCCCTCAGCATCTTCTTGTTCCTTGCCGGCGCGGCCGCGTGCCTGATGCTGGCGATCTTCCGCGTGTTCTTTTCTATCCGCGGCTGGCCTTGACCTTGGTCCAAGGACCATGGCACATTGTCCTTAGTAACGCCTTCACTTCCACTTGCATCCCCGCCTGAACTCTCCCCTCGGGCGGAAGGTAACCGGTTCCCCTCCCATTGGCCGGTTACTTCCTTTGGACCCGCCTTGCTCCGGTGAGGTGGGTCCAATTTTTCCCATTCTTGATGTTGCGGACGGTAGTATGATCGATCCCGTAATCCTCGGCGATCTTTACCGGCAGGCGGTCATCGTAGAATATGTCGAGCACCTGATCTTCCGTCAGCTTTGCGCTACCATTTTTCGACCCACGACTACTTCTGTTCCTGATGACCCGATCCAGCATGTTGTCTTGATGGGTGCCCGTCTCCAGATGCCAAGGGTTCACGCAGAGCGGATTATCGCAGCGGTGACGAACTACGAGCCCTTCCGGGATCCGGCCATGAAAGTATTCGTAGCAAAAGCGATGAGCGGAGAGACTGGTGGATCCCACGGAAAATGATCCATAGCCCATATGCCCACGGCCCATGGCCCCTTTCCATTCCCAGCAATCTTCCATTGACGGTCGCACATTGACCTTGGAAAAGAATCTGGCAATGTCGTACTTGTCTGGTTGTGGTCCGTCCGCCAAACCCAGATCCCCATGTAATGCCGCTGCGTTATAACAAATCGTAGCGGGATTGAGGAGATACTTCTTTTGGCCGAAGATTCTGGTTACTACGAGAACCCCTATGAGGGTCAGACGATCAGCCCCACGCAGCCGACGTGGAAGGATCGTATTGCGCAATTCTTGATGGGTGACCAGCGTCCGTCGGTTGAGCGGCGTAATTTTGTTGAAGGCTTGATGGGAACGTCGGGCATCGGCCCATCTGGTTTTGGCATTGCCAGTTTGACGCCGGCCGGTCCGATTCTTGATGCGCAGGAAGCGGCGCAAGGCGGCGACTATCGCGGTGCGGCCTTGGCCGCTATCCCTATCCCAGGAGCGGCCAGAGGTCTCAGGGTTTATCACGGATCACCCTATGACTTTGAGCGGTTCAGTCTTTCTAAAGTAAACACGGGGGAGGGCGCACAAGCCTACGGTCATGGTCTTTATTTCGCAGAGGCTGAAAAGACCGCGAAGACTTATCGCGACGACATAACAAAAGAGCTGGCTTTAAAAGAAGCGCAACAAAGCGGGCAGATCTCCAATCCCGCTTGGAAAGCCGCCACTATCGTCAATCAATACGGCGGGGAAAAAGAGGCGATAGACGCTCTTCAAAAAGCCGTTGATCGTGGATATACGCACAACCAAGAGTTCATCGACGCAATCAAGGCCGGGGCGCATAAGGAAATAAAGATTCCGAAGGGGAGCATGTATGAGGTTGGCCTTCGCGCCAAGGAAGACGACTTCCTAGACTGGGATAAGCCCCTATCCCAGCAGCCGCAGGTTACAGAAAAGCTCGTTGAGGCGGGCGTGTTGAAACCGGACGGGTCTCTTACTTTTATGTACAACGAAACACCCAAGAGGGGTGGAGAGCTGTACGAGCGTTTGACTTCCCCGCTGGCTCAAAAATTAACGGGGTCAGAGGGCCAAGCCGCTGCTTCCGAGTTCCTTCGTGAAAAAGGCATTCCGGGGCTCCGGTATCTTGACCGTGGTTCAAGGGCTGCTGGCGAGGGAACAAGGAACTACGTCGTGTTTGATGACAGCATGATCGAGATCCTCCGCAAATACGGCCTCGTCCCCGGTGGTCTTGCCGGAGCGGGCGTTGCCGCGTCCGGATCTGAAGCGGAAGCCGCACCACAAGGATACAACCAAGGCGGTCTCGTCTCCAGTATGCCCATGACCCAGTACCTCAATGCTCTTGGTACGATTGAGAGCGGTAATAACTACTCGGCCCTTGGTCCAAGGACCGAGAAGGGTAATCAGGCGTATGGCCGCTATCAGGTCATGGACTTCAATATCCCTGTTTGGACGAAAGAGGTCCTCGGCCAGGAGATGACCCCTGATCAGTTCCTGCGCAGTCGTGAGGCGCAGGACGCCGTGGCGGCGGCGAAGTTTGGTCAGTACGTCGAGAAGACCGGCAACCCGTACGACGCGGCCAGCATGTGGTTTTCTGGTCGGCCCATGGATCGTGCCGGCAATGCGTCTGATGTCACCGGAACGTCGGTGCCTGAGTATGTCGGCCGCTTTGCTAACGCTTTGGGCATGCCCATGGAGCAGGACGCCGAGGGCATTGCTGCGTTGAATGCGGAGGAGTTGGCTTTGGCCCGTGAGCGGATGAACTTGGACCAAGGACCTTCGAACAGGCAACGTCAGCGGATGATCTCGGCAATCACGGACTATTACCAATCAACGCTGCCCAAGCAGGCGGACTTCAGCTTGTTACGGCGCAGAGGCTAACGCATGGCATTGCCTACAACTGTCTCCGATGAAACCCTTCGTCAATATCTTGCCTTGCAAAAGCGAGCTGCCCAGCTCACTCAGGTCGAGGGAGCACGCGATCACTTCCTTGATTTTGTGCGCTTCATCTGGCCGAACTTTATCGCCGGCCGTCATCATAAGATTGTGGCAGAGAAACTTGAAGCGGTTGCTCGTGGAGAGCTTAAGAGACTGATCATCAACATGCCGCCGCGCCATACGAAGTCAGAGTTTGCTTCGTACCTGTTCCCGGCGTGGTTCATTGGACGCATGCCTGACAGGAAGATCATGCAGGCAACGCATACCGCGGACCTGTCGATCCGATTCGGCCGCAAGGTGAAGAACCTGATGGAGACGGAGGACTATAAGCGGGTCTTCCCGGACGCCCGGCTCAGGTCTGATTCGAAGGCCGCGTATCGCTGGGAGACGGACGAGGGCGGGGAATACTACGCTGCCGGTGTGGGCGGTAACATCGCCGGCCGCGGCGCCGATCTGTTCATCGTGGACGACCCGCATTCGGAACAGGACGCTCAGTCGCCGACTGCGTTGGAAAACGCCTGGGATTGGTATCAGGCTGGTCCCCGTCAGCGTCTGCAACCGGGCGGGGCGATCATCGTCGTCATGACGCGATGGGGTGAACTCGACATCACGGCAAGACTGCTCAAGCAGCAGGGCATGGATCCGAAGGCGGATCAGTGGGAGGTGGTGGAGTTTCCAGCCATCTTGGAATCCGGCGAACCGCTCTGGCCTGAGTATTGGAAGCTGGACGAGCTAGAGAAGATCAAGGCGTCGATCAGCCTGTCGAAGTGGCAAGCGCAATACATGCAGCAGCCCACGGCGGACGCGGCGTCGATTGTTAAGCGCGACTGGTGGCAGGTGTGGGAGAAGGAGGAAATCCCGCGCCTGCATTACGTCATGCAGTCTTACGACACGGCGTTCCTGAAAACGCGAACGGCTGACTTTAGTGCCATCCAAACGTGGGGCGTATTCTACCCACGAGAGGACGGGCCTGCAAATATCATCTTGTTGGATGCCAAGAAGGGTCGGTGGGAGTTTCCGGATCTGAAGCGGGTGGCCATGTCCGAGTACCAATACTGGGACCCGGAGACGGTCTTGATCGAAAGTAAGGCGGCGGGCTTGCCTTTGACGCAGGAACTGCGGAACATGGGCATCCCGGTCGTGAACTACACGCCGTCGCGTGGGAATGACAAGTTTAGCCGGCTCAACTCCATTGCCCCGCTGTTTGAGGCTGGGCTAGTGTGGTATCCTGAGACCTCTTGGGCCGAGGAAGTAATCGAAGAGATCGCCGCATTCCCGTATGGAGCGCATGATGACCACGTCGATGCGTGCTCACAGGCTCTGATGCGCTTCCGCCAGGGCGGGTTCATTACCCATCCTGAAGATTATGTGATAGAACAGACCGAACATATCGGTCGCAGGGTGTATTACTGATGGCAACGGACCCCTTTAACAACGTCGATAAGGCGGTTTACCCTGAGATCCCGTCCGAACTTCCTCCCGTCGGGGACATGATGTCTCCCGATATGGAGATGGAAGACGAAATGATGGGCGAAGATGACGATTTCGACATCATTGAAGACGAAGACGGTGGTGTAACCATCACTTTTGGTGGTGAAGAGGGGAAGAAAGATCCCGAAAACGCCCCCTTCGGTGCGAATTTGGCGGAGTATGTGGACGATAAAGAGCTGTCGTCCATCTCAACCGACCTCGTTTCCATGATTGAGGACGACGATTCGTCCCGTCAGGAGTGGAAAGACACCTACGAGAAGGGCATGACCCTGCTCGGTTTGCAGTACGAAGAGCGCACGGAGCCGTTTGACGGCGCATCGGGCGTCGTTCACCCCATTTTGAACGAGTCAGTCGTACAATTCCAAGCCCAAGCCTACAAAGAGCTGCTTCCTCCGGGCGGTCCTGTACGTACACAGGTCGTCGGCATGGTGACACCGGAGCGTGAGGCGCAGGCCGACCGCGTTCGGACGTTTATGAACTACGAAATCACGCATGTGATGGAAGAATACGATCCGGATTTCGATCAGATGCTCTATTACGTGGGCTATGGCGGGTCGGCCTTCAAGAAAGTGTACTATGACGGCTTCCTTGGCCGCGCGACTAGCCCGTATATCCTGCCGAAGGACCTGATTGTCCCCTATAACGCCCGCGATTTGCTGACGGCTGAGCGTGTGACGCACGTCACGCGTGTTAGCGCGAACGAATTGCGCAAGCAGATGGTGGCCGGGGTCTATCGTGAGGTGGATCTGGGCAAGCCGGGTGTCACCGAAGCGGACGAGATCCAAGAAAAGATCGATCAGATCAACGGCGTCGAGCCGTCGGAGGAAACCGACGAGTACACGCTGTACGAGTGCCATTGCAATCTGGATCTGCCGGGTTTCGAGGACCGTTTGAACGACGGCAAAGAGACAGGCATCAAGCTTCCGTACATCGTGACGATTGAAAAGGACTCAGGCGAGATCCTTGCTATCCGTCGCAACTACAAAGCTGACGATCCGCTGCGCAAGAAGCGCCAATACTTCGTTCACTACAAGTTTCTTCCGGGCATGGGCTTCTATGGCTTCGGCCTTGTCCACTTGCTCGGCAATCTGTCGCGTTCGTCCACGTCGATTCTGCGTCAGTTGATCGATGCTGGCACGTTGGCAAATTTGCCGGCCGGCTTCAAAGCAAAAGGCCTGCGCGTTCAGGATCAGGATGCACCGTTGCAACCTGGTGAATGGCGCGATGTCGATGCACCGGGTGGATCGCTGCGCGAAAACCTGTTGCCGCTGCCGTACAAAGAACCAAGTGCCACGCTCTTCCAGCTCTTGGGCTTCTGCATCACGGCCGCTGAAAAGTTCGTCGGCACAAAAGATCTTGGCATGGGTGAAACCAACCAAGAGCTTCCTGTCGGCACAACGATTGCGCTTTTGGAACGCGGCTCGCGCGTCATGTCCGCTGTTCACAAGCGGATGCACTATGCGCAGATGCAAGAGTTGAAGCTGCTTGCAAAGGTTTTTGCTGAGTCGCTTCCGCCTGAATACCCGTACGAAGTTCCGAATGCGGAACGCACAATTAAAGCTGCGGACTTTGATGATCGCATTGACATCTTGCCGGTGTCGGATCCGAACATCTATTCGATGACGCAGCGCATTTCGTTGGCGCAAGAGCAGCTCCGTCTTGCTCAAGCCGCGCCGCAGATGCACAATCTCTACGAAGCTTATCGTCGTATGTATGCTGCGCTCAATGTGCAGAACATCGACATGCTGTTGCCTCCTCCGCCGAATCCGATGCCGCAGGGACCAGCACAAGAAAATGCTCGCTCGATTGTTGTTCCTAATGGAGGCTCACCCCTCCAAGCTTTCCCCGAGCAAGATCACCAAGCACACATCACGGCGCATGTTCAGTTCTACATGCTGCCGCTTATCCAAGTTTCTCCGCAGGTGCAGGGTGTTCTTCTGTCGCACATATTCGAACACATTTCGCTGCTTGCCCAGCAGCAGGCGATGCAACAATTGCAACAGCCTGTGCAGAGCATGGATCAGTTCGGTCGTCCCATGATGATGCCGCCTCCGCCGGTCAACCCTGCGCAGCAGGCTGCACTGACGGCGCGTATCGAATCGCAGCTCCAAGCGCAGATCTTGCAGATGCTCAATCCGCCTCCGCCGGATACTGGCGCTGACCCGCTGATCCAGTTGCAGGAAAAGAACTTGCAGCTCAAGGCGCAGCAGCTCCAACAGAAGGCCGTTGCGGATCAACAGCGTCTGGCTTTCGATCAATCCAAGCTTCAGGCGAAAGACTCGCTTGATCGCGAACGCATCCAGTCGAACGAAGACATCGCGCAGCTTCGCGCTAACGTATCTCTCCAGAGGGCCGGAGTCGCGTAATGCTCGCGCCTTGGGAACTTCTCCTTCTCCGTAACATTCCCCGCGATGGTCAAGGCGGGGAAGGAACCAGTGGTGGCCCCGGCGGTGGACCCGGTGGTAACGGCCCCGGATCAAACGGTCCTAGCGATAGTGGCAACACTGGGAATGACGGCAACGACGGCGTTGCCGCAATTGGTGGCGGTGAG